CGTGTCGCCCTTTGCGCCAGCCGTCTGAACTGTCCAACCGGTGTCATTTGTGGCGCCGGCAGTACCAAACGAGATGACGCCGGTAGTCGGATTACAAAGAACCGCCTGACCGACTGTGGCGGCTGCGGGAGCAACGATGTAGTAATCACCTCGAACAGCAATCGTCAGCTCAGAGCCCTTCGGGTAAATATCCGGAGTATCTGTGCCCAGCTCGATGGACGCGGTGAACGTGCGCTCAACAAAACCGATCGGCTTGTCCCCAGCAGAGCCCTTCAAGGATGCGATCGGGAATTTCACGGCTGTTCCGGTTGTGGAGGCGGCCACAGCAAACGCAAAACCACCGCACTGGACAGTACCGTCAGACAAATAGTTCTGAGGCGTGTAGACGGCCTGATTGAATGCAACCTGCTGTCCCGGAATGCCGATAGCAGGATAGAGACCTACAGATTTTTGAAGCATCAAAAAATCTCCTATTTATTTAACATTGTTCAAAATTGCGCTGACGGCAGTCGGCTTCTCGGTCACCTTTGCGCCGGAGTCATTCGCACCGGCTAAGGCCTTTCGACCCTGCATATAGGCGCGATATGCAGAACGAGCTTCGGATGCGGGGATGTTTTTCAAACCGAGTTTCTTGAGTGCTGCCACATAGATGGAACCTGCGGAGTCATAAGAACCTGCACGGATAACACCTAAAACCGGCTTGACTTCTTCGATTGCGGCCAGTTCAGAGTAGATGGCGTTTCTGAGAACCTTCATGGAGTCAGAAGCAGAGCTCTTCTCTTCCTTGCCGTTTTCGGGTTTCGGATCTTCATCCTGTGCGCCTTCATCTTTCTTCTGGGCGTAATTCAATCCCGCGGCGAAAGCCTTCTTCTCTTCTTCAGAAGCCTCATCAAGACCACAGGATTTCAGTGCATCTTCAGCTTCTTTTTCGAGATAGCGTTCTTCGCCTTCGCGTTCGTGATCAGAATCGAGGCGCTTAGGATCATCCTTTTCACGTTTTTCGCCGTAGAGAACGCCTGCTTCAAAACCAGCCTTGAACGTCGGATCCTTCATCTTTTCATCCAGCTCCGGATCGTCGTCCTGAGCCTCTTTTTGATCATCGGGCTTAGGATCTTCGTCTCTTGTAGCCTGCGAGTAAGCCAGGTCAGACAGAGTGGTCTTAAGCTTTTCAGCTTCTTCGTCCGTCAGGCCTTTTGCCTTCAGTCCATCAATGATCTTTTGGATCATCGCGTCTTTGTCATCATCTTGAGCGCCGTCAACGATTTTTCCGTTGGGATCAACGGAATGCAAATCGATAATCGCCTTTGCTAACGTCACTTCAGCCTGCTCAACAGCGTCATCTTTTTCCATATTGAGAAAGTCCTTATTAGAATCGCGAACTCTTACCTCAGGCCCAGCGCGCCCAGTTTCCACAAGCGCCAGATGGTTCGCTCTGATCCGGCGTTGCACATAGTCGTATTTCTCTCCATCTGGT